GACGGCGAGTACAAGTCGATTACAAAAGTTGTTGTTACGGATTTTGACTTTTTAGAGCCGAAAAAAGAAACAACAACAAGCCGAGATGATGACTTTCCAACGGTCTCAGATGACGAAATTCCATTCTAGGAGTGAAGAACATGACGGCGGAGACGTATCTCAAGAAACTTGACAACCTACAGAGCCTAATAAATTCAAAAAGATTGCTTTATGATGAGCAACTCGCGATCTGCACGCAGGTTAATAAAGAGTTTGATCAGATTCGCGTCAAGACATCAAGGGATCTCCGGAGGCAAGAAGAAGAAAACGTCAAGTTAGCGATGATTGGTGAAGAGATCGATAAGCTTACGGCTCTTCCTGATGAAGCCAGGGTACTCTTTGATCAACTTGAGGACAATAGATACTCGGCGATTTTAACATCAAGGCATCTTGCAGGGTTGAAGTGGTCAGAGGTCAAGGAGATTGTCGGGTACGAGAAGTCATGGACACACGAGTTATATATTCGAGCCGTCGACGCTTTAGATGAATTACTAAAAGACCGGACACTACCGGACACTTTTGTGTGATATTGTGATATCAGCGAAGAGTCGGCAAAAAGTGTCGGCTCTTCTTTTCTCTCCGCTGGCGCAGGCATACTTGTGGGCGGGTAACTAACTGACAACTTTTCCAAAAACCAAGATGTGCTGACTCCTTTAACGATAATGTGTTGCGATCGCTTGCGCCAGCGGACAGTGAAGAAAGGGGCAGCATGGCCAAAGAGTATGCCAAGGCATTTTACAAATCGAAGAAGTGGCAGAGATGTCGCGCGTCTTACATCGCTGAAAGAAAATTGATCGATGGAGGCATGTGCGAGCACTGCAAGAAGAGGCTAGGGTCTGATGTCGATCATGTCGAGGAGATAACAGAGGCGAGCATCACCGATCCGAACGTGACATTGAATCCCGAGAACCTACAGCTGCTCTGCAAGGTTTGTCATAACCGAAAGACGAGGCAAGGCCAGCCGGGATATGTATTCGACGAGGCGGGCCGGCCGATATCCCTGTGATAATGCCCCCCATTCAAAAACCGAACAGATGTTCCCCAGGGACCGAAGGGGGGACTCATCTGTAATGCACAGGCCATTTCCCATGACCCCCGTCCTGAAAGGAGGAGCAATGGCTGACAAAAAAATAATTGAGATCACTCCTCAGCAGGAGAAAGAAAAACGAATTAAACGCGAGTTAGCGAGATTTAGACGACTTTATCGAGATCTGCCGAACGATGAAAAGATATTGCTTGAAAAGCTTGGACTTGAAGCGGCGTTTATGTCGGCCACGCTTGAGGATTTAAAAGACGTGGTCAACCGTGACGGCGTGGTAACGTCAATGCCCCAAGGCGAATATTCGATTGACCGAGAAAATCCTGCCTTGAAGTCCTACAATGCCTTAATCCAAAGATACAACACTACAGTTAAACAACTCTTTGATATTTTAGCGAAAACAAACGTTGAAACAAATGAATCAGGGAGCATTGAAGAGTTCATCAAGAAAAAATGAACCCGATCTTAGAATATTGGGCGTGGATTGAGGCGAACCCGAAAAAGGTTAACCGAAAGATCAAGTTGATGATTAAAAAGCTTGTGTCAGACATCACCGACGTGACAAGCGACGTGATTTACGATCAAGCAAAAGCGAATCATGCCATCAGCTTCTGCGAAAGGTATTGCCGGAACATCAAAGGGAAAGATGCGGGCAAGCTGGTTGTTCTTGATCTTTGGGAGAAAGCGTTTATCGCTTCTATCTTCGGCATTGTTTATAAAGATACAGGATTGAGGCGCACGAAGCGCGCTGTTTTAATTATTGCCAAGAAAAACGGCAAATCTTTTTTATCCGCTGCGATTGGACTGTATATGCAAATCGCGGACGGCGAAGGGGGGCCTGAGGTCTACGCGGCCGCCACGAAAAGGGATCAAGCAAAGATCATCTGGAATGTCGCCAAGGCGATGATCCGAAAAGACAAGCATCTTAAAAAAGTCACCAGGTCGCTGGTGGGTGAAATCATCACGGATTTTAACGACGGAGTTTTTAAGCCGTTAGCGTCCGACGCGGACACGCTTGACGGACACGACATCCACTGTGCATTGATGGATGAGATCCAACAGTGGCGACACGGCTACGACCTTTACGACATCCTTTATCGCGGCATGGACAATCGCCTTCAGCCTTTGGCATTGCTGACAAGCACAGCGGGGACAATCCGGGAAGACTTATACGACATGATCTATGAAGAAGCTTCAAACATCATCGATGGCTACGAAAAGCCGAACGGATTCGAAGATGAGCAGAGCATCTTTTTTATATATGAGCTTGATGAGCGTGATGAGTGGAAGAATTTTGAAAACCTAATCAAAGCCAATCCCGGACTTGGCACGATTCGAAATGAGGCGTCGTTAAAAACTGAGTGGAATCGAGCTAAAAATAATCCAAATATGTACTTGAAGATGTTTCTCACAAAAAACTGCAACATACGAGAAACAGCGCAAGAATCGTGGTTGAGTCTGGAAGATATTCAAAACGATTTGACACACTCAATCGATGAGTTGAGACCGTCCTACGTCTTTGTTGGCGCTGATTTATCGTCAACAACCGACTTAACGTGCGTGACATGGCTTTATCAAAAGGCGGGAAGCGACCGAATCTATGTCGAGCAGATGTACTTTATACCCGAGGACATCCTCGAGAAAAAAATCGAACAGGACTATGTGCCGTACGACAAGTGGGTGGATCAGGGCTGGGTGACGCTGCTCCCCGGAAACAAGATCGACCAAGAATCTGTCTGGGAGTGGTGCTACGAGTACATGGAGGAAAAGAACATCATCCCACTTGCAAGCGGGTTCGACACATGGGGGGCTGAACTTCTCATGAAACGCTTCGGCGAATATTACGGCAAAAGAACAGTGGAGGCCGTGCGTCAAGGTGTGCAGACACTTTCTCAGCCAATGAAGGCATTGGGCGCTGACCTGCAAGCTGACCGAATTAGCTACAACAAAAACCCCGTGCTGGAGTGGTGCATTGCGAACACGGTCATCATTAAAGATCGCAATGGCAACATTCAGCCCCACAAAGGAAAATCGACACTTAAACGTATCGACGGCCTGGCATCTCTGTTGGATGCTTACGTCGTTTTTTTACGTCACTACGACGACTATCAGTCAATGATCTAAGGAGGCCTAAATGGGCTTAAAAGAAATCCTGTTCCCCAACAAAGGCAAGGATCCTGAAAAACTCGTTGGGGAATACTTTGACGCACTGACGGCCTATCAGCCGGTGTTTACATCTTTCGAAGGATCGCTTTACGAAATGGAACTGACCAGGTCGGCGGTGCATTCGTTTGCAACTCAAATATCAAAGCTAAAACCCGAGGTCCGAGGATCCGGGAATCAAGCGCTGGAACGCATGCTGCAATTTAAGCCGAACCCGATTCAAGACACTAGCAAGTTTTTGTATCGCTTAGCGACGATCTACAAAGTGCAGAACAATGTGTTCATTGTTCCGATCATAGGCGAGGCGGGGATCGTGGGCTATTACCCAATCACGCCTGACAACGCAAAGTTTGTAGAGCACAATAAAAAACTGTTTGTCATTTATGAAATCGGTCAAAGCAGAAGCGCTATTGAGTTTGAAAAAGTCGGAATGCTTAACCAATTCCAATATCGCAACGACCTGTTCGGCGACTCGAACAGCGCACTGCGGCCGACGCTTGAATTGATGCACTCTCAGAACGAAGGGATCATCGAGGGCATCAAATCCAGCGCGAGCATACGATTTATGGCGAGGCTTGCACATAAATTAAGCGATGCCGACGTAAAAAAAGAGCGCGAAAAATTTACAGAACAGAATTTAGGCCAGAGCAACAACACGGGCGTGATGATGTTTGATCAGAGATATGAAGATGTTAAACAAATCATATCAAGGCCTTTTGTTATCGACAGCGCTCAAATGTCGAACATCAAAGAGAGCGTATATAGCTACTTCGGCACGAACGAAAATATTCTCCAGAACAAATTCAATTCCGATCAGTGGAACGCATACTATGAGGGAGCGCTTGAGCCGTTCGCGATCCAGCTCTCATTAACGATGACGAACATGACGTTTACTCCGCGAGAGATCGCTTTTGGCAACGACATTATCTTTACAGCCAACAGACTTCAATACGCAAGTAACACGGAAAAGCTAAACATTGTGACTCAGCTTTTTGACCGCGGATTCTTAACGCACAATCAAGGGCTTGAGATCTTCAATATGGCAACTGTGGGCGAAGAGGGCGACAAGCGTTACATTCGAAAAGAGTATGCGGAATATGACAATCTAAACTCTATCGACGATCCGGAGGGGGAAGATGAAGAAGCTTAGAGTTGTCTGGGGCGCTCCTTGCTCCGGGAAGACGACCTATTGCAAAAAAAACTTAGAAGGCCAAGATGTCGTTTTTGATTACGACTCAATCAAGCGCGCGCTAACATATCAAGATGTCGTTTTTGATTACGACTCAATCAAGCGCGCGCTAACATATGGCGAGGATCACGCAGTGTTAGATTGGATCCAGAATCTAATCGTCAAGATGAGAGGAACGTTTTTACGGACCGTCAAAGAAGACGCAGATATTGATGACGCGTTTATGATTGTTTCTTATGTCAGCGATGAGCTTAAAAAATTCATCGAAGAAGACATAGGGATTAAAGATGTTGAATATCATCTTGTGGAATCAACGCTTGCCGAATGCTTGGCAAGACTTGAAAAAGATGATGAACGGCCAGACAAGGAAAAAGAGGCCGAGTTGATCAAGAAGTGGTTTCAGGATCACGGCAAAAAAGAGGAAAAAACTATGCTCAAGAAAATGAATGAAAGGCAATACCGACAGGCACAAAAGTTTGGCGCAGGAGAAGACGGGTTTATCGTCGAAGGATATGCGGCGACCTGGGAGGCGTATGAGTTGTATCGGGACGAAGACGGGCCCGTTTATGAAAAATTCGAGCAATCAGCATTTGATGATGCGGACATGACGGACATCATCATGCTCTACGATCACCAAGGCAAGGTCTTGGCCAGACAATCGAACGGCACGCTTGAAGTTGTGGCGAATGACGAAGGGTTGCATGTTCGAGCTGATTTATCTAAAAGCGAGGCGGCTAAAGAGCTATATCGGGAAATTAAAGAAGGACTCATCACGCGTATGAGTTGGGCTTTTCGGCTTGGCGAATATGAATATGACAAAAAGACCAGGACAATCATCCATCGGTCGATTGAAAAAGTCTTTGACGTGTCGGCGGTCGGGCGACCTGCCAATGACATGACAAGTATAAATGCGCGATCTTTTGCGGACGGAGTGATCTTGCAAGAGCAGACGGAGCGATCTGAGCGCGAGCGGTTGGCGTTACTTATTGATTTAGAATTAACTTTGAATAAGGAGAAAAAATGAATAGAAAACAAATCGAAGAAAGAATGGCGGCCATTAAAGATGAGCTGCAAAAGGACGGAGCAGATCTTGAGGCACTGCGCGCAGAGTTTGACGAGCTGAAAGAAAAGCGCGACCAACTGATCAAGGATGAAGAGGCGCGCAAAAGTCTTTTAGAGGATATCGCTAATGAGCGAATCGGTGTCCGTGTGGACTTTAACCCTCCGAAAGAAGATGTTAAGAAAGCCAACGATGAACATTATCGCACGGCCTTCTTAAAGTCCTTGCTGCGTATGCCGTTGACAGAAGAAGAGCAGCGCGCTTTTGTCCACACGACGGAGAATACATCAGCTGTAATTCCGAAGGATTTGCAGAACAAAATCTACTCAACGATGGAAGAATCTCATCCGATCCTGAAAGATGTTCAGATCATCCGCTCAGGCGCTGTATTGACAATCGTCAAGCACACCGCGATCGCTGCCGGTGATGCGGCAAATGTTGCTGAAGGCGCAGCGAACGCTGACGAGCAGAACACGTTCGTCAACGTCGATCTTTCGGGCAAGGACATCTCTAAGCATGTTGACTTTTCTTATCGACTGGGCAAGATGGCCATTCCTGCATTTGAGTCTTACCTTGTGCAAGAAATCGGATCCAGAATCGGATCGCAGTGGGCAAAAAATATTGTCGCGCAAATTAAAACGGATCTGAATTCAGAAAACAAAATCAATGCAGCTACTCCCGGCACTCTTAAGATCGATGACTTCTTGTCTGCGATGAGCAAGCTCAAAGGTGTGGGCGCTGTTACCGTTTACGGCAACAATGCCTCCTTCTACGGCAACGTCGCCACGATGAATGATCCTGACCGTCGCATTAGTTTTATTCCTGACTATCAAAGCGGAATTAAAGCGCAAATTCTCGGCAATCCGTTTAAGCAGGAAGACGCTTTAGCCGACGGCGAGATCTTGATTCTCGATCCGAAACAATACGTCGAGAATGTCGTTCAAGACTTGCTCATCGAGCGAGATAAAGACATCAA